GGCTAAGTTGTCTCACGAAATTAGCACAATGGCAGAGCGCCATGCTCAAGAGTTAGCCAAGGGCCAGTTAGAAGTTAACAAGGTTGAGGCTGCACACAAGAACATGTTTGTTGCTGGCTGGCGACCTGCTATTGGCTGGATTTGCGGATTTGCTCTAATGTACTCTACTATCCTATCTCCTATTCTTGGCATCTGGTACACAGTTCCACCTGTCGATAGCTCCCTGCTTACTACTGTGCTGATGGGTATGCTAGGTCTAGGCGCTATGCGTACTGTGGAGAAGACCAAAGGCGTTCAGAGAGAAAAATGAGGTACTTCAGCCGAGCAGACTTTGATTGCCAAGAGACGGGCAACAATGAGATGTGCAACGACTTCCTAGAAAAGCTAGATGAACTACGGCATGTCTGCGGCTTCCCGTTTCACATTACTAGTGGTTACAGGGACAAGACCCATAGCATAGAGGCAGCCAAAAAAAATCCGGGCACTCATGCACGGGGGATTGCCTGTGACATCAAAATCTCCAATGGAAACCAAGCATATGCTATCATTAAGTACGCGCAATCAATGGGCTTTAATGGTATAGGCGTAGCTAAAACCTTTATTCATGTAGACACTAGAGAGACTACTCCAGTGGTATGGTGCTACTAAAACACTTACAGGTGTGATATGCCACTAAAGAAATTACAGTTAAAAGCAGGAGTTAACCGCGAAAACACTAGATATACTAGTGAAGGCGGTTGGTATGAAAGCGATAAGGTAAGGTTCAGGCAAGGTATGCCTGAGAAAATAGGTGGGTGGCAGCGTATATCTACGTCTACTTTTCTAGGAGCGTGTCGTTCTCTACACTCGTGGGTGACTCTTACTGACTTTACTCTGACAAGTGTAGGTACAAACCTTAAATACTACCTTGAAAACGGAGGAGCGTACTACGATATTACTCCTATACGCGCCACTGTCACGCTTACTAACCCGTTTGCCACATCTTCGGGTAGCCCAACAATAGTAACTGTTACCGACGCTAATGGGGAATACAAAAATGGAGACTTTGTTACTTTCTCTAACGCTTCTGCGGTAGGAGGACTTACTTTAAATGGTGAGTTCCAAATAACGTACACTACAGGTAACACATATACTATTGTATCACCTTCATCCGCAAGCTCCGCAGCTACAGGTGGAGGCACGGTTACTGCTGTCTACCAAATAAATTCTGGGTCAGAATTAGAAATCCCATTACGGGGCTGGAGTGCAGGTGCATGGGGCGAAAGTACATGGGGTAACGGCGGAGCTAGTACAGAAAGCCTTCGTATATGGAGCCAAGGTAACTTTGGAGAAGATTTAATACTTGGACACAGGGGTAGCCCTGTGTTTTTCTGGGATGCTTCTGCTAACACTCCTTTAGATAATCCTGCTACGTTACTTAGCGCAGAGTCGGGGGCATCTAATGTGCCTACAGCACAGAACATAATACTTGTATCAGACATTAATAGGTTTGTGTTTTGTTTTGGTGCAAACCCGTTAGGTACTAACGTACAAGACCCTATGTTAATTAGATGGTCTGACCAAGAAGACGCTACTAACTGGACGCCTACCGCAACTACTCAAGCGGGTGATCTAAGACTATCTAGAGGCTCCGAAATAGTAGCCGCAGAGCAGACTAGGCAAGAACTGCTAGTGTGGACTGATTTCTCTGTGTACTCGTTACAGTACGTAGGCGCACCTGTGGTATGGGCAGCGCAGCTTGTGGGCGAGAACTCTTCTATAATGTCTCAGAACAGTGTAGCTGTAGCAGATAACGTGGCCTACTGGTTTGGTAAAGACAAGTTCTACATGTATGACGGAGGAGTAAAAGTACTCCCTTGCGATGTAAAACGGTACGTATTTAGCAATATAAACAGAGCCAATATAGAACAGGTATTTGGTAGCACCAACGAAGGGTTTGATGAGATATGGTGGTTCTACCCCTCCTCTGGTAGCAACGAAAATGACAGGTACGTTGTGTACAACTACGTACAGAAAATATGGTACTACGGTAACTTAGCGCGTACAGCTTGGTTAGACTCTGGCATAGGAGCCTTTCCTGTAGCCGCTACTAACAGTCATAACTTAGTACAACATGAGGTAGGGCTAGACGACGCCGAAACAGGCACCACAGTGCCAATAGTAGCCTCTATAACCTCTGCACAGTTTGATCTGGATGAGGGAGACAAATTCATGCTAGTGTCTCGGATGGTACCGGACATAACCTTTGAGGGGTCTACGGCAGACTCTCCTGTGGTAAACATGTCTCTATCCGCACTACAAAACTCTGGTTCTGGGTTTAACGATCCCCTATCTGAAAGTGGTAACAGTGGTGGTTCAGTAATTAGGACAGCCGCCTCACCCGTAGAGAAGTTTACTGAGCAGATATACCTGCGTGTGAGAGGTAGACAGGTTAGCTTTAAGGTAGAATCTACCGCTGTAGGAGTAACATGGCAGTTAGGCTCACCTCGTATTGATATGCGTCCAGACGGGAGAAGGTAATGTCGGTAGATTTTACAGACTACGGAGTAGAGTTTGTTGCTCCCTTATTGCCTAGCCCCCCTGATGAGTATAGTAAACTAGCGTTTGAGAAGTTTAATAACTCTCTACGTTTGTACTTTAATCAGTTAGACCAAGCACTAAGAAATGATACACTGGTGCTCCAATCTGAAGCTACGAGTTGGTTTATAAGCTAATGGCAAATACATATATAAACGCGAAGGTCGATCTAACTGGAACTAGTGTAACTACGTTATATACCTGTGCAATTTTGACTACGGGCATAGTTAAATCCATATTAGTATCAGAAGACTCTGGCAACGCCGACACTATAACGGTAACCATAACTAACGGTTCTACTGTACACAGCCTATTTAATGTTAAACCCGTTGGCGCTAACGCTACAGTAGAGTTATTGACCGCTCCGTTGGTAGTGCAGACGGGAGAGATATTAAAAGTAACCGCAGCTACTGCAAATAGACTACATGTGGTAGCAAGCATACTAGAGATTACGTAATGACTGTAAAGATTCCTGCTAGAGATAAAGATGCCGATAATTACTTTGATTTCCTTGGTGACGAATACACAGGGTTTGACTACGTAGCGCCGCCTCTATCTCAGACTGATGCGTTCTTAGCATGGAAAGATGCGGTAAACACAGACCGTGGGTCAGACGAGTACAGCCTCCAGCGTTATCCTGACCAAGACGAATTTTCCCTAGGTAAAATGGATATACCCTCGTGGTATCCTGAGTCTTATGCAGCCTATAAAAAAGCTGGGGGTGCTCCTTCTGGCACTCGTCTAATAGAAGAATCGCGTAATAACGCAGAGCAAAATCTAGCCGCTTTTACCCAGACCCTAATAGAGAACGGTGGTGCAGGTGGCATAGAAAACATAGACTTCGATAATATCGACAGTATGCTGGAAGAACTTTCAGGTACTCCTTTTGATGTAGATGCGTTGTTTGCAGATACTAGAGCCTTTGAAGGGCAGACCATAAAAGATCAAGAGTGGTTTACCCCCGAAAGAGAAGCGTTAGTCCGTAAGTTCTTTGAAGGGCAGGTTAACGACTTTACAGATAGAGGTTCGCTAGTAAAGTCTCAGACTTGGCAAGAAGCTAAGAACGCTTTAGCTAGTGGCGTAGACCCAGATAACGTATTCTCAGAACTAAAAACTCTGTCAAACAAGTCTCACGATGACTTCGCTGCGATGGACTTTAACACTAGCGGTGCCAATGGTGGAGTAGGGCCACAAGCAGCATTTAGAGAGTTTGCTGATGACCACTACATTCAGACTTACAACGAGTTTAATACTGACCTAAACACCCTACGAAGAGAAGACCCCGATGCGTTTCAAGCAGCTTACGAGTTCTTACCTGTATCAGGAAGACTAGGTTACCTTTATGGTATAAAGACGAAAGGAGGCATATCCGATGGGCAGTACGAAGGTTTGTACATGTCGGAGGTTAATTCCTATGCAAAAGAAACTCAAGACCCCTACGCCCCTAGATATGTAAGTGTTGAGGGTAAAACATACTTATACAAGCCTTCTGGTGACCCCAACAGTGGAGAAGACCCCGCACCTATAGACGTTCAGCGCGACTTATACACCCCTAGTTTCTACCCTAAGATGGAAGCTGGTAACAACGACCAATTAAGCGGGTTTCTAAATAATGTAGGATCACCTTCAAGAGATAGAACTCGCGATTTCGACGATACTGCTTATGATTTCTTTGATCCTGTAATTACAGTATTACAGACAGGTTTGGCTATAGCCGCTGCAATGACTGGTAACTCCGCTCTAGCGGTACAAATAATGAGCGCAAGCGCCGCTGTGGGGGCAGCATACACGGGGGTAAAAGCTGTTGCGGGGGAAACACTACATGTTTCAGATTGGTTACGCGCTACTCCTTTTGTAATAGAGCAAATTAACATTGCCACAAGGCCCGTGGCTACGGCTACAAATGCAGTGCCAACATTAACTGTGGCTCCTCCTACTATACCTCAGACATTATCCGATTGGGGTAATATATTTGGAGTAAGTGTGCCCGGTTTTATAGGAAGAATACCTATAGTCCTTGGTGGCACTTTAGAAGGCGCTATGAACGCAGGGTTTGCAAACGCTCCTTTTACTCTTACGGGGTCAAATCCCATAGGCGACCTTATAAAATTAGGGTCTGCTGTTTTTGGCAATCCCCGTGCTGGAAGTTCTTCTGCTGGTGGTGGTACGTGGGGAGGAATACCATCGGGCGTTATAGTTAACTTTATGGGGAGTATGGAGAACTCTGGGGTAGACCTTACTAATTTCAAAGAAAAATACCCTTGGACAGGGTTAAATGAAAGTGGGATGCCCATTGGCGATTACGCCCCCGCATTTGAAGATTTAATGCGTATCTATAGAAAAGAAGATCCTGTAGCTTTTGCAGAAGCTATTACTGCTGAAGACGTTGACCCTAGCATAGCGGAGGTAGTAGGGGAAGACACAGTTAATGTTGCTCAGTTCTTAGTAGATGCTCGAAAATTGGGCCAAGACCCCGCTATTGCAGGCACTGCTTACGGCGACTTTATGAACGAAGTTGACCAGTTTTTTATTGCTGCCGTGCTAGAAACTGGGGGTAACATACTTACTCAGGTAAATGGCGTGCTTATGTTAGGGCAGATTGATCCTAACAACACAAAACTAGCTGGGTGGGCACAAACTTTGCTTGATCTGTCTGACGAAAACAAGTCGGACACTCTAAAAGAATCTATGCAAGCCGCGAGAGACTACGAAGCTAGCTTTGAAGACAAAGTATATTTTGAAGCTGAAAGTGAAGAAGAAGTAAAGAATGGCAATGCTTACAAGCAGACTGAAGTTCTTCTTGCAAGACGAGTAGCCGCAGGAAATATGTCTCAAGAAGCTATGGATAAGCAGCTAAAAAACATTGTTGATGGAGCGAAAAACTCAGCCGATACTTATAACGATATAATTAATGGAACAATGTCTACTCTTGGGAGTATGGCGAACGCCCCTCTAGCTACCTCTTATGAGATATTAACAGAAGCTGGAGAAGAGACGGTTAACTTTTTCGTCTCTAGTAAAGTAGGTTTAATGGCTAAAGGTCTAGCTGGAGCGAAAGCGATTTCTCGTAAATTAGACGTGAAAGACGTTACTGACGACGTTCTAGCTCAGTTAAACAAGGTAGAAAAGTTTGCTGCTCTTTCTGCTTCTACTATTATGGACATAGCTGAAGCAGTGGGTGGAGAGTCGGCGGGGGCTTACAACGAAGCTATAGCCACACAAGAAAAGGTTGAGACAGAAGCTATACATGCCTCCGCCGAATTTAACGCTGCTATGAAAGCAAACAACTCGCTTGTTCAATCGGGAGCTATGTCTGAAGAAGAGTATCAGGCAGCGGCTAGAGCGTATACGAGAGAGAAGTTAGATGCTAACGACGGGGCACTAAGACGGCAGGTAGTTGCCGCTGACTTGGCTTTAAAGACGGGTTTGTTTGCCGGAGGTATGACAATAGCCTCAAACATGGTTCTTGGAGATGCTCTAGACAAAAAAGTATTTACCGAGATGCTAGGCAAGAAAGCAGATATGGTTACAGACCTGTCGGCAGGGTTGCTGAAGAGAGCGGAAATTTGGGCAAAGAAAACTGGAAAGTCAGTAAAGAAATGGTTTAATGCTGGTAAAAAAGAACCAGTATCGGAATATGTTGAAGAAGGTGGTGTGTCTGCGTTTAAAGGCACCCTGCTAAAAGAGATTGACCCGTCTATCAAGGTGGCAAGGACATCCGCAGGAGATGCCGTTAAAGGCAGCGTAATAAGTACTGGTGTTACTGGTTCCCTAGGCTCCGCAGCAGCGTTAAACAATGCGCTAAATAACGTGGGTATACCCACTGGTAAAGACGCTGACGGTAACTTCCCTGACTGGATGAACAGTGCCAACGGTACTGACTATATGAAAGACTATGGGGCTGCACCAGAAGGATATGTAGACCTCCCAGATGCAGACGTAGCTACTCGTGCGCTAGCCAACCTTAACGCCCCTATTAATACCGCCCTGCAAACCAACCCTGACGGTACCGCTGTTTTGACTGAGCAAGATATTAAGGACACGTTTGCTCTCGCAGGACTAGACCCAGAAGAGTTCCCCCGTTCCTACGCTACGTTGATGAACCATGTGTATGACGAGAACTATACGAGTCCATCCGAAGCCGCCTCTGCATTTGACGATGCAGGGTACACACCGTCTCAAGAAGAAATAGATGCTTATATTGGCGAGACTTACGGTAATGATGCCATAGATCAAGCGATAGATGACTATGTAGACCCCCGCCAGACAACTAGAGATGAAGTAGAAGAGTACGCTAGAGAAGCGGGTATAGAGTTAAGTGATGCTCAGATACAACAGCTTGTAGGGCAGTATGACAACTCTATGGGTGACGATGAGCGATTTACACAACTAATATCAAACGATCCCGACCTATCTGTCCTTTTTGATCCCGATTCTACTAGTGGCACACAAACCCTAGATACTGATGGGGACGGTATTATTGACTCAGAAGATGATGACGATGACGGCGATGGCATCCTTGACACAGATGACCAATTCCCACTGCTAAGTAGTTATGAAGACGAAGATGGTTCTATTGTTGTTACAGAGATAGACGGCTCTACAACTATATATGACTTAGACGAGAACGGTGACCCTGTAGTTAGACTTCCTGATAATACTGATGGTACTCAAACTATTCCGCTTAAAGAAGGAGACACTTCAGAAGTAGACGCGGATGGAAATACTGTTGTAACTAGTGTAGATGGTACTGTGTCTGTATATTCCCCTGATGGCACCTTAATTACTAGTAACCCCGCTAATGCTGTCAATCCTGCTACTGTTGATACTGATGGAGATGGGGTGCCAGATGTAATTGATTTTGCTCCTAATGACCCTAGCGTAACTGTTGATCCTAATCCTGCTGAAACTACCTATACTGCTGGTACCTACGTTGATCCTGATGGAGATGGAGTATTTCAATTAGTTGGGGAAGATGGGAAAACCTTATCAGGTGAGTTTAACGAAGACGGTACTCCTGTTACTTTAAATGCTGACGGAAGTACAACTACAACTGTTGTCAACGATGACGGAAGTACAACTACAACTACTATTAATACTGATGGTACTACAACTACAACTACTACCAGTGCTGACGGTACTACTAACACTACCAATAACATCGACAACAGTGTTACCAATAACACTACTAATAACACTACCACTATTAACAACAACGGCTTAAATTCAGACGCTGTAGCCGCTATGTTGGATGATTCTATTGGTAAGCCCGCTACTGATAACGAACCTGCTACGGGGTTATATTCCGAGTTAGAGGCGCTAGGGCTTAACGACCAGCAGATACTAACCTTTATAGGGCAACCCGCAGGCTTAGACGCTGAAGGTAATGTCATACCTGCTACGGGGCTGTATGCCGAGATAACGGACGTAAACGGCAACATTACCGCCTCTAAGAACGAAGTACTAGGCGCTATAGGTGATCCTGCTACTGATACTTCTCCTGCTACAGGTATATTTGCAGGCTTAGACTTACAGACTGGTGACATTCTTAGCGGCACTCAGGGGCAGATAGACACACAGACTGGTGTACTAACTACGGCTATAAGCAAAACTGAAACAGCTATAACCGATCAAGCTGCTAAGTTTGAAAAAGCGGGTATGGCCCGTGATGCAGCCATCCAGTCGGCTATAGACCAAGTTGGTGTTGATCTAGGGCTAACGCGGGAGCAGATACTTACCCAGATAGGCGCTACCGAAGCTAATATTACTACTAAGATAGGTCAAGCTGTTGACCAACTATCTGGTGAAATAGACGTAGTAGCAGACTTTGTAGGTAAGCCTATAGGTGAAGTCACCGATGCTGACATAGACTTTGTTGCTGATATACTAGCGCAGCAGGAAGTTCTTACTGAACAAATGGTTTATACCGACCAACAATTGCAGTATGATGTTAACCAAGACGGCGTTATTGACATAAATGACCAAACCATGCTAGAAATGGCTCAGTCAGGTCAGGATGTAGACCTTGGGAGTATGTTTAACCCTACGGGCTTGTATGAGGTAAATCAACAGACTCAGCAAGATATACTGACTGCTCAAGAGTTAAACACTCAGCAGAACTTAAACATACAAAACCAAATAGAAAACACCAGAGCACAACAAAGACAGGAAAGAGGGCAGGAACGGCTAGTAGAAGACTTGATTAACTACACTCCGCAAACAGCCAGTACACAACAGATGGGCGTGGCTAACATAGACTATCTGTATGATGTTGGGGGGCAGGACATATTTGCCCCTACTAACAGAACGCAGAGATTTAGCCCTTACGGAAATAGCAACGCCGTCCCTGTTAACCAGAGCATACAAACGCAGAATGTAAGAAGAGCGGCGCAAGGTGGTTTACTTAAAAGAAACGACTCGCTGTTAAAATTATTAGGAGAAGAATAATGGGTTGGTGGGATACTTTTACAAAAGGCGCTATAGACTACGCTACAACAGGTACTACTGGTAACTCGCTAGGGGATGCGGCGGCGGATGCGGCGTTGGGGTATGCCTTAGATAAAACGGGTGTTACAGCCTCCATGCAACCGAATATAGCCTCCGTAGGCTATCAAGGCGGTATACCATCGTACAAAGCGGTTAGAGAACGTGTACCTACTAACCAAGATCGGCGTGCTGGTGGACAAAACCAAAGGTATTTCACAGACACGCAGTTTGCTATGGGCGAGAAAGGGTTTAAGGAATCTAGACCTAAGAGTATAGAAGAAGCCAAGGCAAGGGCTATACTTGATCGTGACACGCTGGGGCAACGTAATATGCAGCAAATCCCGCAATCGTCTATGACTCAACCTACACAGGCTATGGCTGCTGGTGGTATAGCTTCGGCCTACAATAGACCCCATAACGGGTACTACTTAGGTGGTGTAACCGATGGCATGGCAGACGAAGTACCAGCAAGTATAAACGGTACACAAGAAGCTCGTCTAAGCGATGGTGAGTTTGTTATCCCTGCTGATGTAGTTAGTCACCTAGGTAACGGTAACTCTGATGCTGGCGCACAGCAACTGCACGGTATGATGGACAACGTGCGTATGGAACGTACTGGAAACCCAGAACAAGGTAAACAGATAGACCCCAACAATTTTATGCCTAAGATGTCTCAGGGTGGCGGGATAGCTATGTATCAAAACGGCGGGCCTATACGGAAGTTTAATGTGGGAGGTGAGACTGACACTACTAGTGCAGACCCCAATGCTGTGGCTCTTGACCCTAATGTAGGACGAAAAACAGGAGTAGAGTCCTCGCTATCTAGTTGGGCGGGGCCATATGTAACAGATATGCTAGGTAAAGGTGCTGCTTTAGCTGAAACACCTTATCAAGAGTTCCAAGGGCCGTTGACTGCTGGCACGTCTGACTTACAGCAGAAATCTTTTGAAGGTATTGGAGCCTTATCTGCCCCTGCTAACATGGGCGTAGATACGTTTGATGCTACTCAAGCTCAGAAGTACATGAACCCGTATCTAATGGCGTCGATCAATCCTCAGATAGAAGAAGCTCGCCGTCAGTCAGAAATACAACGTGTATCAGATGCTGGACGACTAACTAAAGCTGGCGCGTTCGGGGGTTCTCGTCAAGCAGTTATGGAAGCCGAAGGTAATCGTTCGCTTGGAGATCGTATAGCGGACATAACAGGACAGGGCTACGCCTCTGCATACGACAAAGGTCTAGCGCAGTTTAACTTAGAGCAAGGTAACCGTAATAAGTATGGGTTCGACGTTCTAGGTGGGCAGGGGACAGCAGGTGCTACTCAACGTGCTCAG